GGTGAAAGCCCGATCCTGGCCACCGTGCTGGACCGGGCAATGAGCGGCGCAGCGCTCAACCAGCAGGTTGCCTATTACCTCAACCAGGCGCGGCCATCGTTCATCCTGGAGACCGACGAGAAACCGTCGGCCGAGCAACTGGCCGAACTGCGCGCCAGCTGGAATGCGCAGACGCAGGGCGCCAATGCCGGCGGCACGCCTATCCTGACCTGGGGCCTTAAGGCGCGCGAATACAAGACCACGGCGGTCGATGGCCAGCTCGCCGAAATGCTGAAAATCACCGACCAGGCCGTCGCGCTGGCGTTCCGCATGCCGCTGCAGGTGCTGGGCATTGGCGGCACCACGTTTTCATCGACGGAACTGCTGATGCAGTCGTGGATCGCCTCCGGGCTGGGCTTTGCGCTGAACCACATCGAGGAAGCGTTCGGCCAGATGTTCGGCCTCAAGGGCATGCCGGACGAATATCTGGAGTTCGACACCAGGGCATTGCTGCGCAGCGCCTTCAAGGAACGCATCGAGGGGATGACGCGCGGTGTGATCGGCGGCATTTTTTCCTCCGACGAGGCGCGCGACGAGTTCGACCTGCCGGCCACGCCGGGCGGCCACGGCAAGATGCCGCGCGTTCAACAGCAGGTCGTGCCGCTGAGTTACGGCACGGAGATGGAGCCACCGAAAGCGCTGGCGGCACCAGCCGCAGCAGCGGCGCCGGACGACGGCAAGAAGCAGGAACAAATCCCGCAACCTGTCAGGGTCATCTATGCGTCCGATACAATTCGGCGCTCCAGGCAAGAGGTGCGCAATGAACGTGCAGCTTGACCAGGACGACATCCTGAAGGCCATCGGCGTTGTGATGGGGGAAAGCGACCGCGAATTTGACAAGCGGTTGAATGAAATTCGCGAACAGATCGATCTCATTTGGGAACACAAAAACGCTGAGGCCGATGTTCGTCTGGTGCTTCGTGAAGATGGGATCATCGAGGATGTAATTGGAAAGCTGCGCGAAGAGCGGCTGGACCTCAAGGAGGAACTATTTGCTGCCAAGCATCGCTACGAAGGACTGATGGTATCACTCCAAGCCGGACTAGCCGGCATTCGGAACGGCGAACCCGGACCGCCTGGCGAAAGGGGCGAACAGGGACAGCAAGGTTTGTCCGGTCTGTCCTTCCGCATTCGCGGCACCTGGATCGAGATCAACGAATACCGGGCGCTCGACGTGGTGGCGCTCGGCGGCGCCTCGTTCGCGGCCAAGCGGGACGATCCCGGCCCCTGTCCTGGCGATGGCTGGCAGCTGATTGCAGCACAGGGCAAGCGCGGACATCAGGGCGAGCAAGGGCTGGAGGGCGCCAAGGGCGACCGCGGCGAGCCAGGGCTGCCGGTGGTGGCTCTGACGGTGTCCGACGAGGGCGCGCTGACCTTGACCAATGGCGACGGCTCGGTGGTCACCTGCGATCTCTATCCGGTGCTGGCGAAGGTGGCGCGCTGATGGTCGTAACCCTGGAAGAGGCCAAGGCGCAACTTCGCGTCGATACGGCCGACGACGATGCGCTGATTACGCTGCTGATCGGCGCCGCCGCAGACATGGTCGGAAACTGGCTGTCGCGTGACCTGACCGATAGCGAGCCGGACGCCATCAAGGCGGCGGTCACCATGCTGGTCGCACACTGGTACATCAACACCGAGGCGGCGATGGATCGATCGATCACGCAACTTCATCTCGGCGTACAGGAGATGCTGGCACCGTATCGGGTGGTGCTGGTCTGATGGCCGAGAATGCCGGCCAGCTGCGCGAAAAGGTGGCGTTCGACGAGCGCATTCTTATCGATGACGGCTATGGCAACATGGAGGGTTATTTCGGCGAGGTGTTCCAGTGCCGTGCCGGTTTCACCTTCCTGCGCGGGAGCGAGGCGGTGATCGCATCGCGGCTGGAAGGCAAGCAGCCTGTGGTGGTGCGGGTGCGCGAGGATTCCAACACCAGGACGATCGAGCCGGACTGGAGCATCCGCGATCTGCGCACCGGCGCAAGCTATGCCGTGCGATCGGTTGCCACGACGCCGGATCGCCAGTGGATCGACGTCCTGGCCGAGGGCGGGGTCGCCGCGTAATGCCCTGCGAGTCTTGCCGCAAGGCACGCGAACGGCTCGCCACGCAACCGGCTGCGGCGGTGGCTGACGCGGTGCGCATCAACCAGGAAAAGCTGCAGGCGTTCTGGCAGCGGCGGCGACCATGGCCAAGTTCTTCACAGCCAAGATCGAAGGCCGCGAAAAGGTAATGGCGCGGCTGAACGCCGTGCTGCCTGAAACCGAGAAGGAACTGGCTGCGGTGCAGATGGAGGTGGGCAACGACCTGGCCGAGCGCATTGCCGCCAGGGCTCCCGTCAAAACCGGCCGCTACCGCGATTCGATCATGGCGGCCCGGCTGCAGGACATGCCGAAGAAGGGCCGCAACGCTGCGGTGGCGGCGTCTACCAAGGACAAGAACGCGGTCGGCATCTACGCCGAGTTCATCTGGCGGTTCCTGGAGTACGGCACCGCCAAGCAGTCGGCGCAGCCGCACATCCTGCCGACCTACCGCGGCCAGAGGAAAACGATCCGCCGGAAGATGGCCGCTGCGGTCAACAAGGCCGTGAGGAAAGCAAGAGCCAAATAAATGCCGAGCGTCAAACTGGAACTGCAGGGCGCCATCGTCCAGCGGCTGAAGGCCGACCCGGCGGTTACCGCGCTGGTTAATGGCCGCATCTATGACCAGCCGCCGACCAATGCGGTGTTCCCTTACGTCACCTATGGGCCGTCGACCTTCGTGCGCGACAATGCCGGCTGCATCAATGGCTACCAGGCCTTTGTGCAGCTGGACGTGTGGTCGCGCGGCGTCGGCAACCCGGAAGCGCTGACGATCGCCGACGCGGTCGAGCGCGCTTTGCACGATGTCGACCTGGTGCTGACGACCAACGCTCTGGTGTTCCTCGAACACGTCCAGACCGACACCGCCCGCGACCCGGACGGGCTGACCACGCACGGCGTGATCCGCCTCGACGGCTTCATTGAGCAAATGCCGCCGCCTGCCCATCCCTGAAGAAAGGAAACATTCTCATGGCACAACCGACAACTGCCAAATTCGGCAAGATGCAGATATTCCTCGGCACACCTGGCACGCCGATCACCTACGCCGCGCCGTGCGGCCTGACGACCAAAGGCCTGGCGCTGACCAAGAACCTGCAGGAAGTCACCATTCCCGACTGCGACGATCCCGATGCGCCAATGTGGATCGGCCGCGACGTCCAGAACCTGTCGATGACGATCTCCGGCGACGGCCTGGCCGCTGCCGAGTCGGTGCCGGACTGGAACGCCGCAGCACTTTCGACGTCGTCGGTTCCGATGAAGGTGGAAGTCGAGTTCACCACCGGCACCAAACTGTTCGAAGGGCTGTTCATCGTCGACAACCTGACCTTCGGCGCCGAGCAGGGCGGCCGCGTGACGCTCGGCATCACCGCACAATCGGACGGCGAGATTGCCGACACCTGGACGCCGATTCCGTGAGCGAGGCATCGCTGGTCGCTCAGGCGGTCGGCCGGGACTGGCTGTTCCGGCTCAACATCGCGCAGTGGATGAAGCTGCAGTCGGCGCTCGGCGGCAAGGGGCCGGCGCGCATATCCGAGCATTTCGGCAGCAACGACTGGACCGTCGAGAATGTCCGCGAGGTGATCGAGCGCGGGCTGGAAGGCGGCGGCATGGCACCGCTGGACGCCAGGGCGGGTGCCGTCGAGATCATCGACAGCTGGCCACTCAAGGCGAGTTATGCCCTGGCCTGCGACATCATCGGCGCCGGCTGGGAGGGCATGAACGACCTGCTCAAAAAAAAAGCCGCCATCGAGCAAATGGTGGCAGCAGTATCGAGGACGCAGACGGCAAGTGGCGATTCGGCGACCTTGTCGGAGCCGGACTCCTTGCCGGCATCCAGCCGAGCGAAACCAGGCAACTCAGCCTCTGGGAATATTTCTCCCTGATTGGCTTCTGGGCCGATGCGCATACGCCGGCCGAGGGCATGTCCGACGCCGAGCAGGACGAGATTTGGGACTGGATGCAGGCGAAACCCAATGTGCCGCTAACGCTGGCAGAGGCGCGCAAGCAGCGCGAGAGGATGAATGGCCACTGACTCCGAACAGCTAGTCCTGTCGATTTCTGCTGAAACGGCAC